ATGAATATACAAAAAGCGGTCAAAGGCAGTAAAGTGAGGTTTACAGGGAGTGGAGGATGGGATCGTGATCCTATTCATGCATCTGAGTTTCTAACAAAAGGACAAGTATACATAGTGGAGCGAGTGGATATTTATCAGTCGTCCAGTGATGTGTACTTAGAGGGATTTGGAGATAAAAGTTTTAATGCGGTTATGTTTGATGACGTATTTGAAACAATAAACGGCGTTGAGTATGACAAAATCTATGATTTAACCAATGACGAATTTACACGTTTTGTCATGAATGAAATCGAGAGCATCACGAGGTTTCGGGAGTTAGAGCGTGTAGTGATCTCCATTGATGACTTTGATTGTGATCCAGAGGAATGTGATGAGATTGATGAACCAACTATTGTAGTTGATGTTAAAGTGCGTGGGGCGCTGTGGACTTTCTGGTTTGATACTGACAAAAAGAAATTTGACTACAGCATACTTAATGACCGTCAGGTTAACCGGTATATTGATATTAAAGAGGGAAGAACACCTGAATTACCAGGGCTATACACATATCAACCTGATGAATAATTTTAAATGTGGTTTTAAAATAGACTCTATTACTTAGGGTCTTTTTTATGCTATCTTTTGTTTTTCATGCTAAAAAATAATAAGAAAATAATATGAAAAAACTAAGAAGAAGTTGAGAGTTACTGGACTTTTTACGTGTTAAATTTATATCATCGGAAGAATTGAGAGAGACACCAACGGAGCATGAATGCTCTATATAACCGTATGGACGGTAAAAAGATATTTGGTGTAAAGTTCTTTCTCAGTTCTTTTTTGCTTTTCATAGGCTTTGGGGATACGTGCAACGTGTCTTCGCTAAGCTTGTGAAGAGCAGTTGTAAGTCCGATTAATATGGTCATGAACGTATTAGATCGGCAAATGATGAGTGATGAACGGCATGCTGGCAATGGACCACCCGAGCCGTTAGGCGGCATGCTGTATCTAATTAAATGTTAGTGTACATAGCCATCCTTTGTGGTGGCATTTTTATTTACTGGAGGTTTTAGCCTATGCAAATCGGTGATGAGCGGGTGTTGAAATACCGTCAAGGTAAATATATTAAACAGGCGTTAGGCAAGGTTATTAGCCTAAATAAAGTAACTCCTGACGGTCTACGGATTGTTGAAGTGAGCTTTAAAGATAGGGTTAGAAAGTATTCGGCAGATCACTTGTGGTAAATGCAGGAAAATGACTCCTTGTGTCGAAATTTGATGCGAGGAGGCGATTTTAAAATGGATTATTGTAAAATAGAAACAGCTCACAGAGGAAATATTCAGTGGTATCTTGATAAGGGGTGGGATATTTTTAGAACAACTGAAGAAGTATATCCAGGGGAAGGTTCCAACATAGTCTATCACGTTGGGTATCCTCTGAAAAAAAGGGTAGAAGAATTATCCCAAATTATCAAGTGTTTTGAAGATAACGGGTTTAAAGAACAGCTATTTAAGAAAGTAGCCGAAGAGAATCAAGACGATTTTGAAAATTATATCGCCGATGGCGGGACTTCAACGGCACCAACTGCTGAGTTCATGTCCTGGTATGAGACCATCGTTCAAAACAGGGAAAAAAGGTTTTCTAAAAAAAGAAGTCCTGTTGATTTTGACTTTTAAGCACCCTAACCGGTGCTTTTTCTTTTGCACTTGATTAATCGGAGGGGAGTGAGGTGGCAACACACAGAGTCAATAAGTCGGGTAAATCAGCGCCACCATTTACCAGGATATTAAATCAACCGATCCACGATGAGCGCATGTCATTTAAAGCTAGAGGGCTATTAGCCTACATGTTATCTAAACCAGATCATTTCAAGTTCTATCTCGACGAATTGGTTAAACATACCACCGAAGGCAAGGACAGCATTAGAGCTGGATTAAAGGAACTTGAAACTCTTGGATATGTTCACCGTTACTCCACCAAGAATGAGCGTGGAAAGATAATATCGTGGGAACTGGATATTTACGAAAGCCCGTCATTACGTCCAGAATCGGGTTTTCCAGTTGTGGTAAATCCAACGCTAGTAACGACTGATAATATAATAACGACTGATAAAAGATTTAATAAATACATCGCTTTAAAAAACACTGATGATTTATATATAAAAACATATACGAAATACTTTGCTCTATATAAAAATAAACAACATATGAGAGTGAAAGATACAGATTATGAATGGATAATCAATCAGATAGAGCATTTAAGATCATACGAGGTATCAATACAAGATTGGGAGCAACAGGTTAAAGATCATTTCGATAATCTACCCATCAATAACAACGGAAATATCATAGCGTTCTTACATGCTTCACACAGAAGGTTTGATGTAGGAATGTATGATCAAATATATGAGTAACCAAGTCTCTCAAACATGAGGGGCTTTTTATTATGCAATATAATAAAGAAAGGATGATGAAAGCTATGGAACTAAATGAACAAGAGGTGGTTGAATATATCTTTGAGCAATTGATAGTTAGAGGAGTAGTCGTCAAACGAGAAGACATTGCAGCTATCCTTGATTTAGAAATGGAGTACATGGTCAAAGAGGGGTTTGCTGTTCCTATTAATGATGAGGAGTGAATACCGTGCATTTCTTTCACTGGTGGAAAACAGTACCAAGGCTGAGTATCCATACATACCAGGAATGCACTTGGTGTGGCAAAAGAAGAGTTATAAAGGCAAGCAACCACGGACACCAGCCTATTGATACAGAATGGCTTCATAATAAAAAAGGAGTGATTGAGTTGGAGAAGATCATGCCGCTTTCAGATTTGGAGAGGACACCAGTACAGAAGATCGCACATGCTATTAAAAGGTTGCATGAAGAACTGATGGAAAAGTTCGATGACGAAGTATATGTACAGAAGCTTGTTATAGCTGCCACTCCATCTATTTGTGAAAGGATCGTAAACTCTATTCTTCCATTCACGCTAACTGATCTTAGAGATCAACAAAGCATTAGTAAGATTAAGGCAGGCGAGGTAGTTAAACCATTAGGTGGAATGATTAGAGACAGCGCACCGACGTCAGACTGATATAAAGGCATCATACATCGATTGTGATTATAGGATGAACAATAACACTAGGGGATCAATAGAAGGTGATAGAGGGCGAATGCGGAGGTGAAAAGGTACTTCTGGGAGATTGAAATAGGGTACGGGTGCGGACGACCCCGAAATAGCTCTAGTTTTATTTTTAAATTTTTACTTCCGATTCCTAATCTTAGAACCTTCTAAATTGCTTTCTAAGCGAATCCCTTCTAATTATGGGCAAATACTAGTGCCACTATTAAAAACGTCTTAAAACGGAAGTGAGGGCTGTTAAATGGCAAATAAAAAACAGGAAGTAGAAACACCATTGCATGAAAAAGTAATAATGACAAATCAGTTAGCTGCCATCGTCGGCAAAACCTCGCGCTGGATCAACCAGTTATCCCGTGAGGGCGTATTTAAACAGGTGGGGCGAGGTAAATTTATTCTTGGTCAATCCATTCAAGATTACATTGAGCATTTACTTGGGGGGAAAGAAGATGACAAGAAGCCTAAGCTGATTGATTACAAGACGGAGCATGAACGAGCTAAGGCGGAGAAAGCGGCGCTTGAGCTTGAATTACTTAAAGATAATTTACACAAGGCTGATGACGTGGAAAGACTTCTGTCCAATCTCATACTCACAACTAAATCCCGATTGCTTGGAGTTCCAAGCAGAATTGCTACGGAATGTGAGCAGGAATCAGCAGAGGTGGTTGAATCTATTGTCCGTCGTGAGATAGAAACAGCTCTTGCCTCGCTTGCAAAATATACCCCAGATAAGATAGGGGGCGAATTAGATCATGGTAGCCCAGAAGACAGTTGACCTTTTTACAAGGTCCAATAAGCAGTGGGAGCCAAAACGAAGGATGACAGTATCTCAATGGGCTGATGCAAACAGGGTTTTAACTACAGAGAGTAGCGCGGAAGCTGGACCTTGGCGAACAGATCGAGCAGAGTATCAACGCGAAATTATGGATTCAATTGAAACATGGGAAGAAGTTGCAATAATGGCTTCAGCTCAGGTTGGTAAAACTGAGTTTTTACTGAACGTGACTGGCTCCTACATTGATCAAGAACCATGTCCAATTATGCATGTGTTACCGAACGAAGACTTAATTCAGGCATATTCAAAAAAACGCCTTACTCCAATGATAAATAACAGTGAGGTGCTACGTAGTAAAGTTGGAGTTGCTAAATCGAGGGATAGCAGTAACACGATTGAAGAAAAATCATTCCCGGGTGGCTACGTTACGATTGTTGGAGCAAATGCGCCGTCGGGACTATCTTCAAGACCCGTTCAGCTTGTGCTGTGTGACGAAGTTGACAGGTTCCCTGTTTCTTCGGGTAAAGAGGGGGACCCAATCTCACTTGCAACTGCCAGAACCAAGACATTTAAACACAAACGCCGTCATTTATTTGTGTCCACCCCTGTAGATAAGGAAACATCCCGTATTTACCAGTTATATACTGACAGCACAATGGAAGAGTGGTGTCTCCCTTGCCCACATTGTGGAGAATTACAGCCTTTGAGATTCAAGAACGGTATCAAATATGATCATTACACCTCTGAATCTGGTGAGATTGTGGTTACAAAAGCAGAGCATGTCTGTTCATACTGTGGTGCATTAGGATCAGAAAAAGAATGGAAACGCGGTAAAGGTGCTTGGATAGCTCAAAAAGACCACTCAACCCGTAGAGGTTTCCATATAAATCAGCTTTCCAGCCCTTGGTCAGATTGGCGAGAGGTTGCGAAAGCTTTTTTGATTGCTAAGCGTGAGGGAGTAGACAAGCTAAAGGTTTTTGTTAATACAGTTCTTGGAGAACCGTGGGAAACAAAAATCAAAGGAATAGACGAGAAGACGCTCGCAGCTCGAAGAGAAAATTATGAGTATGAAGTTCCTGAAGGTGTGAAATTACTTACTGCTGCAATTGACACTCAAGATGATCGTTTTGAGGTTGATGTTATTGGCTGGGGAGCTGGAAAAGAGTCGTGGAGGATAGAATATATAAAAATATTCGGAGACTTAAACAGGGATGAAGTATGGCAACGACTGGATGAGTTTCTTTGCCGTACTTGGATGGGTGCAGATGGTCGTGAATTTAGAATTGTAGGCGCGTTTATGGATTCAGGCGGTCACTATACATCTGATGTTTATACATTCACTAAAGCTCGCAATTATCGCCATATTTACGCAATTAAAGGGGTGGGTAAGACCGCTAAAACAGCACATGACATTGCTTTTATTGCAGGTACAACTAAAACGCAAAATGAAAAAGCAATCCTTGTAAAACTTGGTGTAGACGATGGGAAAGTAAAGGTGCAAGACTCTTTGAAAGTCACTCAAGTAGGACCTCAATACTGTCACTTCCCAATTCAACCAGAGAAGGGGTATAACGAAGAATATTTTTTAGGCCTTACATCCGAAACCCAAAAGCTAGTTACTCAAGAAGGAGTTAAATACAAGGCTTGGGTAAAAATCAGAGATCGAAATGAGCCGTTTGACCTTGCTGTATACAATCGAGCAGTAATTGAGATGATGCGCCCCAATCTCTCGTTACCACTAGAACAGCAGCCAAATGGACCAATAGTAAAACCGAGAGGCATTAGCAGAACTGCACGGCCACCGCTTAAAAAGAAAAAGAAGCGAAATGTTTCAAGTAGCATTTGAGCCTGAAAGGAGGTGAAAGGTAAAATGCCAAGGATTTCTTATGAAGAGGCGAAAGAGAAATACAAGCTTTGGAATGACGCAGAGGATGCCATTGCAACGGGGGTGTCATACAGCATAGCAGGAAGATCATTAACCAGAGCGGATATGTCCACTGTTTTGATGATGAAAAGAAAGTATGGGCGAATAGTTGACTCCTACGAGAATGGGGGGCGTAGACGTTCTAGGACATCGGGGTTTTACCCGTTTGACCGATGAATATCATTGATAAAGCTCTGGATATGTTCGCCCCTGGGGTAGCTGCTAAACGCGAAAGAAACAGGACGGAAGCAGTCAAGCAAAGGGCTGTGCGTCAAGTGACAAACTCATTAATCGGTAGTTCAGGTAGTAACGGCAGAGGTTATGGAAAGCATGGGGCGAGTAAAACTAAATCGTCAATGTTTTACTGGAAAACCCCTGTCGGTGACGCCGATACAGACATCCACCAGAATGTGCAGTTGTTACGTGAGAGAGCTAGAGATTTACACATGGGTTCTGATGTGGTAGCTGCTGCACACAAAGGGTTAAGGACGAATATTGTTGGTACAGGATTGAGACTTAATCCCGCATTTGATTCTAAGTTTCTAGGATTAGATGAGAAGACGGCTGAGGAATTAAGAAGCTCTATCCAGCGTGAATGGTCATTATGGGCTGAAACCACTAAATGTGATGCAGCAGGTTTAAATGACTTTTATGAGCTTCAGGCTCTAGCCTTCCTATCCATGCTTATGAGTGGTGATGTGTTTGCACTAATGCCATCTAAGCCACGTAAATGGTCAGTATACGACTTAAAGATAAACTTAGTTGAAGCTGATCGTTGCTCTACTCCATCAACAGAAATCAGTAATAACAGTAGCAAGATACAGTCGGGTGTTGAGGTAGATGATGACGGCATGGTCTGTGCCTACCACTTTAGCAATCATCATCCTGGAGCTACGAGACATAGAGGCGTAGAGGGCAATAAGTGGGTAAAAGTTAAAAAGTATGGAGAGCTAACAGGTAGGGTTAATGTTATCCACTTGTTCGAGGCTGAACGACCAGGGCAACGCAGAGGCATACCAATCATTGCTCCTATTATTGAGTCGCTGAAACAGCTGGAACAGTATACTAATGCCGAACTTGCAGCAGCCGTTATTACATCAATGTATACCGTATTTATCACAACACCAGCCGAAAGCGAAAACGGTGATCCATTTGAGGATGTGGGGATGGAGTCACCAGATACTGATGATCTTGATGATACTCCTGGAGCAACTGGTGATGAAATCAAGCTGGGACAAGGTGCAATTATGCGTACAGATCCTGGTGAAGATGTTAAATTTGCGGACCCAACAAGACCGAATCCTAACTATGAAGCTTTTGTAAGGGCACTCCTCAAGCAGATGGCAGCAGCGCTAGAACTTCCTTACGAGATACTAACTAAGCAATTCACAAGCTCGTATTCCGCTTCTCGTGGTGCGCTGCTTGAAGCTTGGAAAATGTACCGTATGCGTAGATCGTGGTTGTCAAAAACTTTTTGCCAACCAATTTATGAAGAATGGTTTGTTGAGGCTGTAACTAAAGGTCGTATTAATGCACCCGGCATCTTTGATGATCCGGCTATTTTTGCTGCCTATACGCGTGCGGAATGGCATGGACCATCTCAAGGGCTACTTGACCCAACGAAGGAAGTTAACGCTGCCGTAACTCGTATTCAAAACAATATGTCAACAGCCGAGCGCGAGACAGCAGAACTTAATGGAGGTTCGTGGGAGCAAAATGTACAACAACGAGCTTATGAGTTATCGCGCCTAAAGGAATTGGGCCTTTCAGAAGGTGGCACATCTAAAATCAGGAGTCAAACAGAATTCACAAAGGACGCTGATAAAGACGACGAGGAAGGAGGTGAACAAAAATAATGCCCAAAAGAATTAATTTCTATGGAACAGTCGTGTCAAACAATGATGCATGGTTGTACGAGTGGTTCGAGATGGACCATGTTAGCCCTCGCTCAATAGAAGAACAACTGAATCAAGCCAATGGCGAAGATGTGGAGATTTACATTAATTCGGGTGGTGGTGATGTGTGGGCAGGATCGGAAATATATACAGCTCTGCGTGAATACAGCGGTGGCACAACAGCAAAAGTCGTGGGTGTTGCTGCAAGTGCTGCATCCGTTGCCATGTGCGGAGCCAAAACGGTCATGGTGTCACCTACATCCCAGGTAATGGTCCATCGTTCTGCAACAGTGGCTGAGGGAAATAAAAACGCATTTGATCAGGCTTCACAAATGCTAAACAGTGTAGATGAAGGTATTCTCAACGCTTATGAACACAAGACAGGAAAAGATCGTGCCGAGCTACTCGCCTTAATGGATGGGGAAACATTCTTTAATGCCCAGGAAGCTATTGCGCACGGGTTCGCTGATGAAGTGATGTTTGCTCAAACAGAGAAAGTGGCTGCTTCTATATCTGCACCACTATTTTCAAATGAGGTCATGAACAAAATCAAGTCCAAACTGATCCGTGAAAACATGTTGCCAGGCGCTGTCTCTGTTGCAACAAACAAGTTGGATATCCCTATTCCCGAAGTAGGAAGTGAAAATAAGGAGGAACCCAAGATTATGGATATTAATGAATTAAAAGAAAAGTACCCGGATTTGCATGCGCAGATTACAAATGAGGCGCAAGTATCCGAACGAGAGCGTATTTCTGCATTACAAGCTTTTGCTGATGCCCCTGGAGCTGCTGATTTTGTTAAGGAAGCAATCACAAATGGCAGTACTGTAGCTGATGTAGCTGTTAAAGTCATGGAAGCATCGATGAAACGAAACTCCCAAGAGGGTCTTGATCGAAAAGCGGATGCTGATGGAAGTGGCGTGAATGAGGTTCTTAATCTAGCGACAAAAACAGAGAATGAAACAAAAGAAGAACGTACTGAGGCAGCGGTTACCAACATGATTGGTCTGGTACAAGAGCTTACTCAGAAAAAGGGAGGTAAAAAGTAATGTCAGAATACACTAGCCCAGGTTTCGATGAATTATTTGCAGGTGGGGTAAATGCCGAGCCAATGACAGCAATTATTATCAAGGCTGGCTCAGGGATTGTTAGGCGCGGAACGGTTCTAGGTCGGACCTCACAACTAGAGGAAACAGACTTGTACGCAGGAACGCCGATCACTGCACCGGTTGATTCTAGTAAAACTGACGGGTCGGAAGAACCGTATTGTGTCCTTGCTGATCGGGAGATTGACGCAACGACCGCAGACGTTCGCGCTGCTGCTTATCTTGGCGGGGAGTTTAATCGTGCTGCCTTATTATTCGGCGGTACTGATACTGTAGCAACTCACGAAGTAGGTATGCGTAAAGTCGGATTATTCACAAAACGGATTGTAAAATAAGGAGGAAATCAACAATGCCATCATATCACGATATTTTAGAAGTTCCTACACTGTTAAGGGTTGTAGATGCGTTCCCTAAGGATTCTTACTACTTAACTAATACGTTTGCAAGTGAAGGCGAAGTATTTACTACTGATGAGGTCGAGATCCAGACTAAGAAAGGTCATCGCCCGTTAGCACCGTATGTCAATGAGTTACTACCAGGTAAAGTAGTGGCTCGTACAGGGTGGACATCCAAGACGTACAAGCCTGCTTTACTAAAGCCTATGCGTGTTATTACTCGCCATGATCTAAAGATCAGACAAGTGAGCGAATCTATTCTTAATCCCAAGACCCCTGAACAACGTTATCAAGAATTGATTGTTAAAGATTTGGCTGAGTTAACAGATACAATTGATCGACGCAAGACACAGCAATTAGCCGAAATTATGTTCACTGGTCAAACTGTGCAAGTCGGTGAAGGTGTCAGTCAAGTATTGGATTGGGGATTCACGAACAAGGAGATTCTGTCTGGTACTGATTTGTTTTCTAATGATGCTATGGATGTTGTTGGGTATCTAGGGGATAAAAAGATGGAAGTCATGGAGAAGAGTGGCCGTACAGTTCGTCAGGTATTGACTACTTTTTCTGTAGCCAAAAGAATTGTTAGTCATCCCACAGTTCTTGCATTGATTGAAGCCAAAAAAGAGACGTTGGATGTAGGTAACCTTAATCAAACCATTCTCCCCGATGGCGTTGTATATCATGGTTATTTGCGTCAAGCAGACTTACACATTTGGTCCTACACTAATTCCTATACAAACGAAGAAGGTGAGGACGTTAGTTATATCCCTGAGGGTACGTTGGCACTGCTTCCTGACGGGCAACCATTTGAATTTATGTATGGCGCTCATCTCGTAGCTGATGAAAACGGTAGCTTCTATTTTGCTTCTGAAAAAATATTGCCACAAGTGTGGGGAGAGAAGGAGCCTCCAAAGCGTGTGCTTCAACTTCTATCACGTCCTATTTGTGTTCCTGAGAATGTCGATGGTTGGTATGTAGCTAAAGTTATCTAATATAAAGGGGGAAGTTAAACATGGCATATGTAGCAGAATGGAATATTCGTCATAACGGCAAAGCATTTAAAATTGGGGACAAGATCCCGTCTGATATGAAGAAAGAAGAGATTGCGCGTTTATTAGCGGAGAAAGCAATTTCTGATCCTGAAGCGGAGGCTAAAGCAGTCAAAGAAGCTGCTGCTAAAAAGGCAAAGCAAGAAATTGAATAACGGAGGGATGGCATGAACTTCAAAGAAATTCTTGCCAAAGATTTAACGAATACCTTCTTAAATATCAATGAATTTGGTGAGATTAGACTAATTGATGGAAAAGAATTAATCGTAATCATGGATGATGACTTACTACAAAAGCGTAAGAGTCTTGCTAACAATCCGACAGATGGAGTTTACAATGCGTCACTAGTTTTTCACGTCTCTAAGTCTAGTCTGTCGAAGAAACCGGTTATTAAGGCTGATATGAAGGTGGATGCACGTTTGTATACAATAACAGACGTTCAAGAAAATGAATCCATGTATACCGTCACACTCAAGAGGTCAGGGTCATGATCACAATAACTTCTAAGGACATTGGAGATGTTGAACGTCGACTCGATCAATATTCTAAAAAAGCACCCGTTGTAATCTATCGAGCATTAAATAGGGCTGCTAGTGGGATCAAGACAAATGCATCTAAAAAAGCTAGAGAAGGTTATCGCATTAAAGCCAAGGATGTTAATCAAACTTTTTCTATCAAAAAAGCATCCAGAGGAAGTCTTGGTGCTTCTGTAACATCTAAAAGTGGTAGCATAGGCTTAGAAAAGTTCCGAGTAAATGCAACGCTTGAAAAGCGACCTAAAAAGTTTAAGGCAGCTGTAAAAAAGGGCGGGTCCCTAAAAGAGATTACAAGAGGCTTTGTTGCCAGTGTAAATGGCATCAAGATTTTTAGTCGTGTCGGTAAACCGAGACTCCCGATAGACCGGTTATTTGGCCCGCCTGTACCGCAGATGGTTAATAACAAGGATGTAAGGGGTTTTGTTGAGCAACAAGCTATGGATACCTATCAAAAGAGGTTAGATCATGAAATCAAGCGTGTGCTGGAGGGGAATTAATTGAGTACCCCATCTCTATTACAAGATGCCTTAGTGGAAGAAATGAAAGACTTGTTTAAGGGGTTTGAAACATTGAACGCCCTTGAACAGCCTGCACCAATGAATGTATATCCGCAATCGTTACCAACAAAGGTAGAGGAAGATGATTCTGAACATTTCCCTTACATTATCGTGAGGATAACAGATGGATCGTATGACGGGGAGACGGAAAAGTGTCAGGTTGTTTTAATAATTGGTATCTATGATGAGCGACCAGATCGACAGGGTAACAAAATAGTGCTTAATGTTATTCAACGTATTCGCACTTACCTATTGTCAAAAAGGGTAATCGGCAATAATAGGTTTGCCATAGTTCCACCCTGCGATTGGACGGTGTATGAGGATGAGGACTTGCATCCTTACTATGTAGGAGCTGTTGAGACTAACTGGACACTCCCAGCAATACAAGAGGAGGTTGATATTTAAATGAGTAATGCAAAAACGACATCATCAAAAAAAGCTACTCCTGATAACAGCACTCAGGAAAGCTCCATTGAAGAAAAAACCGTTATTTATGTTGGGCCACCATTACGTAAACTTGCCACATTTGCAGTATTCCGCGGTAACTTACCACAATATTTAAACCAAGAGTTAGAGCGCATCCCCGAAATGCGCTCTTTATTTTTACCTGTAAAAGATTTTTCATCTCGACAAGCAGAGGTGAACGATCCAACAAATATACTCTACTCTGCTTATCAAACAGTTCAATCAAAAATAGAAAGGGGCGAGTAACTATGTCAGAGCGTCATGGAGTCTATGTGACCGAGATACAACCCCAAATCCTTGCTCCTGTATCACAGATCGCTACAATTCCCGTTGTGTTTGGTACAGCACCATTAAATCTAGCTATCGATGGTGCTGTGAATGAGCCTGTGCTTGTTGATAGTTGGGATAGCTTTGTTAAAAAATTCGGCAATTCAGAAGACTGGAAAAGCTACACACTGTGCGAATTTGCGTATTCACACTTCAAACTATATAAGCAATCACCTGCTGTATTTATTAATGTTCTAGATCCTAAGATTCATAAAAAATCAGCCTCAGCTAAAGAGGTTTCCATCATTTCAGGTAGAGCGCTTTTAGTAGATGAAGGGATACTTTTAGACAGCATTAAGTTGAGTACAGCGGATAAGGATTATGTCAAAGGCGTGGACTATAACGCTGCCTTTAATGTTAATGGGAAGGTTGCTATATCAGTCATTGGTGGCGGGGCTATCCCTAGTAATACAACTGTCACAGTAAGTTATGACATGCTCGATCCTGATCCTGTTAATGCTACTGATATTATCGGTGGTACTGATAGTGACGGTGTAGTAACTGGATTAGAGCTTATTAAAAAAGTTTTTCCGTTACTAGGTGTGATCCCTAGCCTTATTCTCGCTCCGGGATTTTCAGACGATCCAATGGTAGCAGCTATTATGAATGCAAAGTCAATTAAAATAAATGGACAATTTAATGCAACTGCAATTACAGATATTCCTGCCAACAAAAAGTACACTGAGCTAGATGTGTGGAAGGAGAAAAATCAGTTTAACAATAACAGGCAGATTGTTACTTGGCCCAAGGTCACTAAGAATGGTCTGACATTTTGTTACTCTACACACCTTGCGGGCGTTATTTGTCAATTGGATAAGGAGAGCGAGAGTGTTCCTTATAGATCACCATCTAACAAAGCATTACAAATTGATGGTGTTGTTGATGAGTCAGGAAACCAAATTGCTCTTGGTCCTGACGAGGGAGAAATTATTAATAGCGCTGGTATAGTTACAGCTATTAATTTTATAGGTGGCTTCCGATCATGGGGGAACCGTACAGGTATTTATCCTGAACTAAAAGACCCACAGAATTCCTTCATCCCTGTTCGTCGCATGTTTGATTGGTGGAATAACACCATCATCTTAACTCAATGGGCGTATGTAGATGATCCTGCTAATAAAAGGCTAGTAGACGCTGTTGTGGACTCTCTTAATATTAGGCTTAATGCTTTAATGGCAAGTGGGTATATTTTAGGTGGACGAGTTGAATTTAACAAAGAGGATAACCCGCCTGAAAGAACAATGGACGGAAAACTTAAATTCCGAACATACCTTACCCCTCCTTCACCTGCACAAGAAATGGAATTCACCGTTGAATATGACGCTAGTTATCTTAGTGCGATATAAAGGAGGATTAGAAAAAAATGAAGCAAATACCTGAAAAATTAAATAACTTCATGGCGTATCGGAATGGTACTGAATATATGGGCGTTGCTGATGTGGATTTACCTGATTTGGAGTCGTTGAGTGAAACTATCAGTGGCGCTGGCATTGCAGGAGAGGTGGATAGTCCAACTATTGGACAATTTAGCTCTATGACTACAACAATCAAATGGCGCGTACTTGAACGTTTGAATTTTAAGTTAGCTCGACAAGAATTACAAAATATTGATTTCAGGGGTTCGATTCAATCCTATAACACGGCTGGAACATACGAACAAGTGCCATTAAGAGTAACTATTCGTGGATTGCCTAAAAACACACCTCTAGGGAGTTTGAGTGTCGGGGGTGTAATGGATAACTCAAATGAGTTGGAAGTTACTTATATTAAAATTTTATTGAATGGTGAAACGGTTGTAGAAATTGATAAGTTTAATTTCATCTGCGTTATCGATGGCGTCGATTATCTTGCAAAGGTCCGAGAAAATCTCGGGCTTTAATTATAGGGGGAATAAAATATGTCAGAACAAGTATCAGATAAGGATACAAGCTATCCTTTACAAATTCCTATTACATTTGAGGGGGAAAAGATTGAAAAACTTAATTTAGATTTTGAGAGACTTACAGGGAAAGATTTATTAGTATGTGCGAAGATAGCTCGTCAACTTGACCCAGAAGAGTCTGTAATTGCTGCTATACGTGCTTTTTCTGCAACTTATCAAGTTGCTGTTGCAGCATCAGCCGCTAATGTAACACCAGATCATATACAGGCACTTAAAGGTCCTGATTATATACAGGTGACTCAACAGGCCGCCAATTTTTTAATGGGACAGGGCTAGGAGAAGAGGACATAGAAAGAGAGATCCGAGAAATCGTGATCTCTCTTTCTGCTATTCCTGGCTCTGATTTTAAATTTTGGCTTATTGAAGAGCCGATTTGTGAATTAGTCAAGTGGGTTGAAGCGTATGAGTCAGTGGAAAAGAGAAGGCCTAAACCGCAGTCTCCCGAACCTAAAGGCAGGAGGGTGAGTGGAAATGGCAGGTAAGACGTATCAAACCACTTTTGCTCTTGGTGGACAAATAAACCCTTCGTTTAAAAAAACATTTGACCAGGCTAACGGGCAAATGGGGAAAATGCGTTCCAAGATGGGGGCGTTCGGAGCTGTTGGTGGCGCAATGGGGCAGGCGATATCAAAAGTTGGCTCTATTGCTGGTAATACTTTTTCAAGGATTTCATCAGGTATTGTTAGCGGGGTTACAGCACCATTTAGATCAGCGATTGGCATTGTAAAAGATTTTGGTGGTGCGCTTGGATTACTGAGTGCAGGATCGCTTGTGAATATGGGCTTGAACCGTCTCAATGCCATTGAAAATGCGGAAGTGTCCTTGCGTGTGATGATGGGAGATGAGGACAAGGCAAAAGGTTTTTTGGATGAGGTCTTAGCTTTTGCAAAGACAACGCCTTTTGCATTTCCTGATTTGGCAGAGTCAGCGCGTAACTTAGTTGCTTTTGGGATGGACAGTAAAAAGGTAGTGCCTACCCTAAAGGCAATAGGTGACGCCGCTGCTGCATCGGGTAAAGGTTCTGAGGGATTGAATCAAGTTGCTGGGGCATTTGGTGACATGCAGGTATCAGGCACGCTTAGCATGGATCAGATCAATAGATTATCATCAGCAGGTATACCAGCGCTTAAAATCCTCGCTAACCAAACTGGTATGAGCGTGGATAAAATGAAAAAGCAGATAAGTTCAGGCAAGATGTCATCGGTCAAAGCCATTGATGATTTAGTCAAAGGGATGCAAGAAGGGACGAAGGGTGTTGCTGGTCCTACTGCTAAAATGGCAGGCATTATGGAGGAAATGAAAGGGACGTGGACAGGATCAATCGACAGCCTGAAATCGTCCTTTTCATCTGCTATGGCTAAACTGTTGACCCCTGTAAAACCATACTTGATAAAGGGCATGAAGTGGATAGGCTCCACTTTTTCCAAACTTCCGGATCTAATATTTAACACATGGGACAAGTTAAAGCCATTTCGAGATAACTTATCTAATATGATTACCTTCGCTGTTCCTTATATTCAAAAAGGCGTTTCTGCCATTAAAGGTGCGATTGGCCCAATTTCAAATTTTGTAGGACCCATCATAAAATCTTTGGGTGGTATAGGCACAGCCATAAAAAATATATTCCAAGGTAATCTGACAGGTGCGAGTTTTAATATAGCTTCTGCGCTGGGGCTTGATAGCGAGGCAGTGGGCCTCATTTCTTCCGTATTACAAAATATAGTTGGGACTATCGGAACTTATACTCAGCAAGCTATAAACTTCTGGAAAAGCATGATGCCCTCTGTTAAAAGTATACTTGGTTCTATTATCACAGGCGTGAAAGGTATTATTCCAATATTCCTGAAAGTATACAGCGCAATCCAACAAGTAATGAGCAAAGTTATTAAGGCGATAATTCCCGTAGTTACTTATCTGGCAGGTAAACTATTGCCGATTGTAGCTAAAGTGTACGGTTTTATCGCTAATCAAGTTGTTCCGAGAGTTTCGGCAGCTATTTCAGCATTAGCACCTGTATTTGTCTCCACATCCACCAAGGTAGTTGGTGCTTTCACTGCCTTGTTCAATTTTCTTAAACCTATTATTGATGGTATCGTGGCAGCCTTTAATTTCGCATTTCCCTTTATAAAGACGACAGTATTATATGCAATTGATCACATTACAGTAGTTGTCAAAGGGCTTATGGGTGTCCTTGGCGGGATTATAGACTTTGTGACAGGTGTATTTACAGGTAATTGGTCGCAAGCATGGACAGGTGTAGTTGATACATTCGGATCAATATTTGGGATGCTAAAAGGTTTGGTGGCAACCCCAATCAATGCTGTGATCCGCCTTGTTAATATGGCTATTGAGAGTATTAATAAAGTGAGTGTCGATATACCAGATTGGTTAGGTGGAGGAACGCTTGGATTTAATATCCCCAACATCCCTGAAATTCCTGCTTATGCTAAAGGTGGTATAGCCGATCGTCCTTCTATATTTGGTGAAGCTGGTCCAGAGATTGCAATCCCACTAAACAACAAACCACGTTCACACTCTTTGCTGGATTCAGCCAATCGCATTATGGGACGTGAATCAGGGGGGCAGGGGGCTAACAACAGCGGGGATGTTTATATTGAGTACAGTCCTATCTATCAAATTCAAGGTTCTGGAAGTGAAGTAAAAGCGGACATGGAAAGAGCAGCTAAAATGTCACAATCTGAATTTGAAAAGATGTACGGTAAGATGATTAAAAACAAAAAGCAGGTGAGTTTTCAATGACTTACACTACTACACAAGGAGATACCTGGGATGGTATCTCCTTTAAACTTTATGGATCAGAACGTTTTGTGACTAGTTTAATAGAGGCTAATCCCGATCATATGCAGACAGCAATATTTAGTGGTGGGGTAAAGCTATCTGTCCCTGACCAAGAGATAGAACAATCCACAACATTACCTCCTTGGAAGGTGGGTATATGAAAGAGCAATTAGCGCGCAGGACTGAGCTAATCATTACCTATAACGGATATGATTTGTCAGAGGACATTGCCAAGTCTATTACTAATTTTAGTTATAAAGACGCTGCTCCTGGTCAGTTAGATGAAATAGAGATAACTATTGAGGATAGGGCTAAGAATTGGCAAACTCCTGAATGGTTCCCACTACAAGGGGACTATATTAAGGCGACAATTAAAACGGTTAATTGGGATAAGCAAGGAGAAATTAAAAAACTCCCTCTGGGGAGCTTTGATGTTAGCACTGTGGAGTTTGCTGGTGAGCCTGACACGCTAACCATCAAAGCCGTAAGTTTATCTTTGAAATCTAATGTACGTCAGGAAGTCAGATCAAAAGCTTGGGAAAAAGCAAGCTTGAGATCAATTGCTACTGAAATAGCTAAAAGAGCAAAATTGAAGTTGCAGTATTTAATCAAAGACAATTTTACCTATAACCGTAAAGAACAGACCATGCAATCTGATTTGGATTTTTTAAATGATCTGTGTGTGTCTGAGGGTGTCGCAGTAAAAATAACAGGAAATCAACTAGTATTATTTGATGAGTTTGTTTTTGAAAAAAACAAACCGGTTGCCACAATTAAGCGTGGTAAAGATAACATAATTTCTTTTAGTTTTTCATGGGATGCTGCTTATGCAGCGTATATAGCATGCGAGGTTAGCTACACCAGCAAAAAAAACAAAACCTTAAAAGCCAGATATGTACCTCCAGGAGCACCCAAACTTGGACCCGTGCTAAAAATTAACGAATCAGCTTCTAATCAAGCTGAAGCGTTGAGAAAGGCAAAAAAAAGCCTGCGTGATAAAAACAAAGAAAACGGTACTGCATCTATAAGCCTTGCGGGTGATGTTAGACTTGCTGCTGGTGTGACAATTATGATTAGTGGGTTTGGTTATTTTGATAATAAATACTTAGTAACGAGTGCAACGCATTCTTTATCAAGTAACGGCTATACAACTGACATCGAAATAAGACAAGCATTAGGGTGGTAGATTATGAGTGTAGCAAAAAACATAGTAAGAGTTGGGACCGTCTCTAGTACCGATTACAGCGCAGGTACAGTGAGGGTTATTTTTGCTGATCTTGACGACAGAGTTTCTGATCATTTACCCGTCTTGATTCCCGGGGGGATTGGAAAAATAAATCCTATGCCTGCAGCTGGAGATAGCGTGGTTTGCTTATTCCTTGGAAGCAGTCAAGAAGCAGGTTATTGCATAGGAACTTTTTACGACGAGAGTGCACCTGGAACTGCCAATGAGTGTGGTGTTTACTTCGAGGATGGGAGCTACGTTTACTATAACAAAGCTGATCAGTCACTAAATATAAAGGCAGCAGGTAACGTGAAAATCGAAGGTGATTTGATTGTCTCAGGAAGCATTACGAGGGCAGGTGAATTAATTTGAGCAAGATTGGTAATCTTGGCGATGTGGTTTTTACTGTTTCTGAAAAGGTCATGCGAACCTTCAGCGAATTTACTCGTAATAGTTCGGGGCGTTGGACCACACATGAGATTCTTGGTAAAAAGCCATTATCTCAGTATGTTGGTCCTGGTTTAGATACAGTTAAATTTACTATGCGGTTTGATGCTGGATATGGGGTCAACCCTCGTAAAGAGTTAGACCGATTGACAGAGATTGATCGCAAGGGCAAGGCTCTACCGTTAGTTATTGGAGGTAAAGGTGTAGGCGTAGGCTTATGGGTTATTACTGCACTTGAGCAAGCTTGGACAAGTATTGATCACCGAGGCAATATCCTTATAGCCACTGTTAACGTCACACTCCAGGAGTATGTGAAATGAGTGAATATACTTTAACTTTAGAGCAGGATTCATGGATTGACTTTGCCCCTGAAACATTGGAGGCAGAAGTGCAACAGAACCTACGAACTATTGTAACTACAGCGCTAGGCTCTGCACCAGGAAGTCGTAATATCGGGATTGAATATGAATTAACAGATGAGCCAATCAACATTGTGCAAGCTCGAATTACAGGCGCGGTTATGACCGCGGTAATGGAGCAAGAACCAAGAGTGCAAATAAGGGAAGTTACTTTTTCGCATCAATCAAAAGAACATATGATGTACGGGAGGATTCTACCGGTGATTAGATATAGCTTGGTAGAGGAGGGAAGTTAATGTCACTACAAGGCATACAGTTTGTTGATATGGACGCAGAAAGCACCACAAACAATATTATTACAGTCTATGAGGGTTTGAGTGGACGAAGCTTGTTTCCTGGTGATCCTGTGCGAGTTTTTTTAACAAGCCTAGCTCAGATCATTGTACAACAGAGGGTATTAATCAATGATGCTGCTAGCCAAAGTTTACTGAGGTACGCAAGAGGCGACATTTTAGACGATTGGGGATATACGTATAAGGCAGACCGCTTGCAGGCTGTGCCAGCTCAAACGACATTGCAATTTACGTTATCCATTCCTCTTACATCAACATCTATAATCCCTGAAGGTACTAGAGTTTCGCCTGATGGTAGCGATGGAGAATTATTCTTTATCACAGACAAGCTGCTGGAAATACCAGCAGGACAGACACAGGGGAGCATAAAAGCTACATGTTCCGTTGCGGGCAATGTGGGGAATGGTTTTACATCGGGACAAATCAACTCGCTAATAGATCCCTTGCCGTTTGTTTCAGGGGTGGTTAATACTTCGATTAGCGCAGGGGGAGCAGATACGGAAACCGATAATGCGTATCGTGAGCGAATACACTCAGCTCCTGAATCATTTAGCGTTGCTGGTCCAGATGGTGCATATCGGTATTGGGCATTTACGGCTTCA